GCCGCGAGCGCGGTACGTGCCCGCTCTCCGATGATCCGACGCTCCGTCTTGGCGTCGGCTTCCTGCTGCCATTTCTTGCGCTCGGCTTCGAGGTCTACGGCAGGCTGCCCACCCCCGGAGGGAACCGGGGTGCTGTTGCTGGTACCGTTCGCGGCTTCCTTCGCTGCCTTGAGCTTGAGCCGGTAGTCCTTCGCTTCCGCACGAGTGCGCGCGAGGTCACCGGCTAGCTTCTCGTAGTCTTCCTTGCTCGGGGGAGTCCACTCGTCCTCGGTCCCCGCGTCGTCCGTCTTGTCGTCGTCGTCTGCCATTGCCTCTCCCTGGCTTGTCGCGTACGTGTCAGCCTACGCGTCGGGCGCGTATGGCTGCAAAGCTGCCCGTCTTGACCGCGCGCCTACCGCGAGCCACGACGGACGCGGGTAGCTGAGCACCCGACTTGATCAGCCGATCGGCAGCCCGTAGGCGTGCTGTCTCGGACTCCGAGGGACGCGCGGTCCCTAGGACTACGGAGCGTCGAGCTTCACGCTTGAGCGCGTCCGGTAGCTCGACATCGGTACCGCTTCCCCCGCGCGTGCCTAGCCACGGCTGTACGTGGCATCGGCAGTTCGGGTGTAGCGGCGGGTACGGAATCGGGCCGTTTGGCTTGAGCGGCTTGTCCGCGAACGTCAGGCCAACGGGGAACGGCGTACCCGGCTTCGTAATCTCACCCGCGTATGCGAGACAGTGCAAGCACGCGTCTCGCTCAGCCACCCACAAGAGGTCCCCGCCAAGCTGCCTAGCAACGGCCTCACGAGCCCGGTTCGCGCTCCGGTTCACGCACCACCGGGCTGTGCGTTCTGAGCGCACAGCGGCAAGCTGAGCGCGTTGCATGGCTTCCTCAAGGCGAGTCATCGACGTAGCGTCTTCCGCATCGCGCGCTCCCCCGACAAGGTCAAGCGCAGCGTCGTCCCGGGCATTGTCGATAGCTTCCTTGAGCGCATCGTCCTTGCGGGGCTTCGGTGCCCGCTTCGCAGTCTTGCCGGCTTCCTGGTACGCCTCACCCGTGGCAAGCTCGAACGCCTTTGACACGTACGAGACAAGGGTCTGATTCAGCCCACCCAGGGGCACCGCCCGGATCGCGGCTGCTACGTCTGTACGAGCGCGTCGCATGCGAGTGCGGGTGGGAGGCAACCCCCCCGCGCGCAACCGCTCGACTGCCGCGAACCCCACGGCGAGCGCCTTACGGAGCGGTTCCCCGATGGCTTGCGCTGCCTCATGTTCGAGAGCGAGCAGCGCGTCAGTTGGCGCTGTCATCGTTCAGGTTTCCCAGCAGTGCGTCAATCGTGGTCTGTACGGTGCTCGCGTCGATGGTGCCGGCCGTAACGCCAGCGCTCATGTCCCGGATCGCGGTTGCGATTTCCGCGAGCAGGGAGACGCGCTGCACCATGTTCGAGTCCCCGGAACCGGCCAGCCATTCGTCAACCTGATCAATGGCGTAACCTGCCTCAAGCAATGCCTGTCGTGCCGGTACACCGGCCTTGAGCTTGAGCAATACGACATTCCAGCCGTCTACGTCATCGTAGCTCTGAGCGGACTTCCAGCGCACGTCAACGCGAGCGTTCGGCGTACCCATGATGAGTAGCCCGAATTCGAGCGCTGCACCGATCGGACCCGAGAACATCTGCATGAGACGCGCAGCCATCTTGTCAAGCGGCGCGTCAGCGGCACGGAGCGATTCCCCGGATGGGACATCGCCCATCGGGTCGAAGTAGTGCATCGGCACGCCGGTAAGCTGAGCCATTGCGCGAATCAGGAATTCGGCCGGCTTGAGGTAGCCGTCAGGAGTCGCGGGGTCGAATTGCCCGGCACCCTTCGCGCCTTGCAGCCACCAAAGCTCACCCGGTCCGGCCTTGAGTCCCGACCCAGGATTGCCGCTTACCTGTTCGCTGCTGTTGTCATCCGCGAGGAAGTCGTCTCCCCCATCATCGTCCGTGTCCGTCTGCGGCAGACCGAGCGCGTAACGCTGAGGGGTAGTCGTGTAGTCGATGTTCGTCAACATGCCGACTGTGATCTTGTTGAGTCCGTCTTGCGGGTCGTACGCGTTCCTGTGAACAGACTTCCCGTACGGCTTGCCCGTGCGAAGGTGGAACACTGGGAAGCCGTACTTGTTCAGGATTACCGAGTCGTCCGCGCCGCTCTCAGATTCGTACGGCTTCCATGCCGTCTCATCCTGAGGATTCGCAGAATCGAGCGGCTGAAAATAGCGCTCGATCCGGTCTGCGTAGAACAGGTTCAGGCGACGTACCTTGTTGCGTGCGTCAGCCCACATCTTGACCGCGTACAGCGGCCTGCGACCGTTCTCCGAATCGTAGACGATGCGCATCACGCACGGGCTGTTGTAGTCCACAGTAACCGCGTTCTCGTCCTCGGGGTCTTCCCACACTACGATGAACGCGTCTCCGTATTCGCAAGCCGCGTGAATCCAATCCGGTATTTCATTCAGGAGATCGTTGCGTTCCCAAATCTCCTGTAGCCGGTTGTCCGCTTCGGTTGACACTGACGTGTCACTCTCGTCAGCCACGGTGACGGACGCGACTTCGAGTCGCGCGGCCACGACGTCCACGGGGACGGCAGCGAAGTTCAGCCGGTACTTGTCACCCATGCGCGCGTAGAGGCGACGGAGGAAGGGGTTCCCGACTACCTCCGCCATGTCTCCGTCGTAGTACCGCTCGGCGCGCTCGTACTCGGGTCGTGCCGCGAGCAGAGCGGCCACGCCATCGCCAATGTCACCCACGGCGCGATCCTATCATGCATACCTACTAACAGTCACGGTGCCACGCTTAGGCTTTCGTCCGTCGAGGAAGCGGCAGACGGCCGACCCGATCGAGTCAACGATGTCATCGTGTGGCGCTTTCGGGAAGCCGATCATCTGTTCCTCTGCGGCAGCAAGCCGGCCTAGGTGTCCGACACGGTGCCGTTGGTAGTATCCGAGAGTCCTAGCCGCGCGTACCTCTTTCGGCTCTGTCTGATGAACGGTGACCACCTTGACGGGCATGTCGTGAAAGACTCCGTGCCACAAGTCGCCACCTTGGTTGATTTCCACGAGTACGTGTGTAATGTGCGGGAAGCGCTCTATGAGCTTGAGGCAATGCGCACGCAGCGGATCACCCGTAATTCGCACCGCTTCCGCATACGAGACGGTACACGTAGACTTCTGTTCAGTGCGCAGACCTATGCCCGCGTCCATTGCCGGAATGCGATCCATTGGCGCTGTAAGCGCTGGCGTGAAGCTAACCACGCTCAGGCCGGTCGGGTCGCTCGTAGTCTTCGTTGACACTGACGGGTCAACACTCAGCACGTGCCGCGTGGCACCTTGCAGAGTTGACACATACGTGAAGTCTTCCTTAGTCCAGTAGTCGCCATCTCGGCCCATTGGGTCGTTGGCGTAGTTCTTCGCGTACTGCCGCGTATGCCGGATGGACTGTAGGAAGTCGATCGGCCACTTGGCAGGCCATAGGGAGATTTCCAGTCCCTCGCGCGTGGTGACGATCGCGGGGAAGTAGTGCACACGAAAGCCGTTCTCTCCTACCCATTCATTATCCGTAGTGCGCGATTCTCCACCGCGTGCGTAACGTACCGCGTCGTGGATCACTGAGCCCGGCATTGTCACGGTACCCACGCCTAGTACCGTCGCATAGATGTTCAACGGCAACACGGCGTCAAGCAACGTGCGGAGCCGCTTGTCCTTCTGATACGCCGAGTAGTTCGACTCGTCCGGCTCGATATCATCCAAGAGGATGAGGTCCGGGCGAAGCTCTCCCACCTTGAGGCCGAGTGTCGAAGCGTCGATGCCACGCGCCACGAACGTAAAGCCTGACGCGCTCTGATAAAAGCCCCGCCTATCAGCCACGGTTGTACCGGTCGGACGACGCTTCGCGCGACACAGCTCCGGGAAGTCCTGTCGCAAGAGTTTGTTAGTGTCAAGCTCGTTCTTGAACGTGTCAAGGTGGGTCTCTGCCTGCACGCCACTATCAGCGAATGCGACAGCAAATCGCTTGTGCCCATACGCGGCTGCCCATAGCGGCAGCACGAGGAACACCCACGTTGATTTACCGCACTCGCGCGGGGCTACGAAAAGGTCCCGCTCGGCCGCTGGCACATTCAAGGGGCCAGCTACCCACCCCGCCGCTAGGTCAGAAAGCGCCGTATGCAGGCCGGCAAACGTGATCTCCCCCGCCGCGTTCCTGATGTGGTGGGGGAGATACGTCACGGCGAACGCGATCGGGTCCGTGATGCACCGTAGGCGCCGC